ATCAAACACACGTCGATTCCATTCGGTAAGTTGTAGTGTGTAGCGGGCCTCATAACTCTCAAGTCCCATGTAGAATAGTTTACGCATAGCGACGTTGTCCTGCAAATCTGCGGCTATCTTCGTCCCACATGTTCTTGGCATGTTTACCCTGTGCAAATTTATTATATTGTTGCCAGGCATAACTGCGGAAATTATACAAGTCTTCCTCTCGGTACCTATAGCCGTAATCACGACAGAATTCCAAGTAGTTTGATAAATCTTCAAATGCTTGAAGAGCTCTAGGATTTGTACGATATTGGGATTTACCCATGATAGTTCCTTTTAAGGGAGGTTGATAAAATTTTAAATACTTCTTCATTGCCTTTGGCATCATAATGATTGGTAGAACCACCGTTAGATGCAAAGAGATTGCTAAAATCGATCATATTTTTAAAACTATAAATGGTTTTATAATCAATATTGGCAATGTGGATCACTCGATCTGCAATAGATTCAAGCAGTTGTTCAATTTCCTTACACAACAATCTATGTATGTCTTTTGCATAATCAAGATCAAAATAGTTTTCAATGTAATCTACAATAGGAACAAGATTCTTATTTTTGACAGAGTGTGCTTTTATATCTGCATATAGCAGATCACAATTTTTGTGTAATATATCATTGTAATGCACCGGATGTTGTTTGACATAGATCCTGTAAGGACTTGTATGTGATACAATAATTCGATCGTAAGTATTTAAGTCTGCTGATTCAAGTTGTTTTAAAATCTTGTATTCGCTACATCCAGCCTGTGCCAAATTAACAATCTCATGTTGTTGCGACAGCATGTTCGGCCAACCCTGGCCTGGATATTTAACAGTCCAATCTGCTGCAAAACTATCACCACAGATCAATATTTTCATTTAAATTACAATTGATTGAGAAGGACGGGTGAGGTTATAAGCGATTGAACATCCGTTTTCACCGTCCTCGGACACTTCGATTATAACACAACGACCGGAATAACGTGCAGCAATTTGAACATACAGGTCATCGGCCATCATTTCACAGCTTTTGTAGTTGAGTTGTAAAACACCGTCTTTGTATAAGTTTTCCAACCAACGTTTGAATTGAATGAATTCGATATCTCTGTCGTTGTGAAACACGTCGATTGACACTCTAAAATGGAATATGTGGCGATGAGGGCTGGCCAAAAAGCCAACATCATATTCGTCGCCAGTGGCCAGTTGTGGATCAGTTGCGGCAGCTGGGTAGCAGTGGATGCCTTCCTTGCGGAATGTGACCCAAATTTGACGACCCGCGGCGGCTTTAATACGTTCAATGGTTTCTCTTTGTTCCTGTATCATCTTTGCAATAACTCCATAGTTACAATTTTACCAATCGCGTCTGACAAGTCTTGATCAGCGGTGACGATATGAAGTTTAACACGGCTCTCATCTTTCTTTGGATCATACCAACGAGTTTCAACGATGGTGCCACCATTAACAGCCTGCACACTGAACCTAATAGGATCCGGCAGGTCAATGACAGGGCCTTCATTATCACATATAGCGAGAGAACTAGGCACGGCACCGCGTCCTCTTAGACGAACCTTGGGCTCTTCCTCAAATCCTCTAATGTCGCGATTAAAATCCCAACCCCATTTCATCAAGTTTGACCATAACCATCTAATCATTTTATTACCTCATCTTTGGTATATTTAGACCAGTCTGTAAACCGGTCGCGGTTTTGTAAGTCGTGTAGGCTGTAGCACCACACTCCGGGGTTGGTAGCAGCAAAGTCCTTGTCGTCCAGTTTGAGAGTAGCATTGTAACCAAATTGTCGAATGTAAGGCAGTTTGACCGAAATCATTGGAATAAAATCGTGCGACTCTACTAGGCCGGATTCTAGTAAGCCTTCGGCCTGTGCGTGGTCTAAATCGAGAGTGCATAGCCATTTGTCGTCCAAGCAGTCTTGTATCATCATTTCCCAATCACGCCAGGCATCTGCATCATTGATGGCCAATGCTGGAAAACTTTGATTGGCACCAAAGTAAATGTGTTCACAATCATTATTCATGGCTTCTTGTTTGACAATTTGGCTATCTTGTAAGCCCACCACAAATAAGGTGCGTCGGCCAAAGGCAGGGGTATGTTCAACTTCAGTTCCTATAAAGAAACTGACGTCTGTGTGTCCATCTCTATTCATCGAGTTTGATCTTGTTCTAGTTGATCTAATCGGGCCAGTTGGTCCGGGCTAAAGTCTTCATCTAATTGTATATTATCTTGGGCTTCGTCGTCAACCGCAACTTCTTCAAATAACGCATTGAATTGGCTGTGTGCGTTTTTGGCTTTTTTGCCTTTGAAGCCGCGAGTTCCCACAATGTCCATCCAATAACGATCGTAGTGTTCGATAATGGCTTCGGCTTCCTCACGATCTGGTGTGGCAAAGATGGCATCTACAATGTCTTTGAATCTGGCATGGTCACCTTTTTGGTTCCACATCATGGCAGGAAACGACCCTGAATCATACACACGATTGGCACGTTGAACTGCTTCCAAATGCATCCATACATTGTGACCCATCAGCAGGGCATAACTGAAACTATCCCACGATGTCTTACCTTCTTTACCGATCTTGTTTAGATCACCGGGCTTGTAATAACAAATGTCTTTCATTTGCAGTTGTAGACTGATCGGGCTTTCGTCAAAATGATCAACCAACTTATCTGCTACCACTGCCTGTCCGTATGGTCTTGTGTCTGTGCTATACTTTTTATCATCCACAATGGGACTCATTCTATAGCACCACTTGTCGTTATGGGGTAGATCAATGTGATGATATACCTGCCCATTTGCAGTTGCTAAAAATGGACTGGCACAATCAAAGCTGATAGTAAATGCAGGATTGACATATTTTCTTACGGCTCTCTGAATGTCTGTAAGTAGCACAGCCCACTCTAGTTTACTTGTGCCCAAGAAGTGCATCCAATCATGAACACCTTCTCGAAGCAAGCCATCGTGCCGTAATGCCACTAGTCTACGCAATACAAGATGCACATCACACATGTTCTGACCACCCATTGACCAACCATCAAAGTGTGTGTCTGGATAGATGTTAGGGTCACAGTAGTGCTTCATGGTTTCATACCAACGATCGGCGTCAGCATGATTGGCACCTTGTAACACATTCAGCACTTTCATACCACCATTGCGAGCACCCTTACGGTACCGCATATAGTAGTCGTTGTTATATTTGGTGGCCGCCACAGCTTCATCCAAGGTAGTGATACCACAAGCATCGCTGGCCTTTTTATCGTGTATGACCCAGGTTGGAATATCTAATGTCATGCCGTAGTCAGCAACACCATCCAACCATTTAAGCACAGCTTCACGTTTCTTTTGTGCGGCATCCAACAAGTTTTGATAATTTTTTGCATGATCAATCTTGATATACTTGGTTTTGCCATTTTTATCATGCTTGGGTGTGCCGTCAGGTTTGAGATCTGGCCGATGTTCAATACCTTTGGCTCGGAGTTCAGCCATCTTGGCTTGAACCTCTGCGCTAGTTGGATCGCGCCACTCGCCTTCCCACAGGCCTTTGGCAATTTGGAATCCACCCGAGTCGCCCAACATCACTGTGCCAGCTTCACGGTTACGCACCATGTCTTCGGACCAGTCTTGCTTGTTTAGATCTAAATTGGCATGACCACCTGAATACAAACTCCACCGGTATGGAAACAGACCTTTGGCGCTGTTCAGCCAATTCATCTGTTCCATGTCTTTCATGCCCTTGGGCATACGTGCCGGATCCACATAAGGACCATTAACCGGATCACGTTGTTTGCCTATGTAAGTAGCATAAAAGCCCGATATAGCTGGCAAGAACACAGCGTAATCATTCTGCTTGGCGGTTAAGTTATCTTGGGTCACTTGCTTTGTGCTGGAATAATGTATGTGTAAGTGGCCAAGCCTGAATCAACTGTGATCTGTGCTGCGCCATCATCACTGATACGCATGACTTTGTCACCGGTTAGATCCAAAATACTGATTACAGTTTTAATTGGCCACGACCATGTGCGTTTGAGTGTTCCGCTTACACCGGGTTGAAATACAAAGTTACCGGCGTGTGTGCTGTGATCACCAAAGAAAAACTTTAGGTCACCGTTTTCAGTTTTGGCCTGGAAATTGGTTTCTTCAGCATTGGCCTGTGCTTGCATCTTGAGACGTTGGATAGCAGCCACAGTGGGCTCAAATTCAATGTGCCAATTAACACCTTTAAATTTAACGGTCTTGGCTTTTTCAGTTACAATCTCACTGGCCATAAAACGATATGTGTTCTTAAAATCCTTGGTGGCATTTTGAAAACTAATACCATCAGGTTCACCTGTGGCTTTTTTTGTAACACTAAGTCCAGCGCCTTCTTTATACTCTGGCAAGTTCAAAAGAATATTAAGTTTTGCCAAGTTTGGCATGCCAAACAAGCCAATGAATTCCGGAACTGGATTGGCATACTTGCCCTCTACCACTACACTACGATCCTCGGCTACGCCAAAGATGTCCGTGGACTTGTCGTCGCCGGTGATTTTGACCAGGTCAATGCAACCCAATTTCAATGTGTGTTCTACTAAGTCTAGTAAATGATCTTTCATGTAATTCTCCTTGTGTTTGATTATACAGTGGTTATTTAGATTTTGCAACGGGTTTAGGTAATATTTTTGCCAGGCTCTGGCCACCACGCAGTGACGACAACTGTCCGGCCTTTCGAAATTCTATCCATACACTAGGGCTACCAGTTTGGTGACAAAATATTTCTTCAAATCCCAAGTAGTTGGCCCAGCCTCTGACCAACAAGCCCGGCGTGTAGCCGGTGATGCCTTGTTCAACTGCCTGCATGGCTTGATACCGATCACAATCGTTGAATGTCATGGCCAATACTCCGCCAGGTAACAGCTTTTGATAAATTTCTTCAAGATATATTTTTACCAACTCAAACGGACGATAATCTAAATAGTTGTAGATCAAACAAAAACCAATTTGCTGATCGGGCAATCGATTTAAAATTGGATGATTAAATGATTCTTTAATTGTATATGGACGCAGTCTATTTTGATAAACTGGATTGAATTGTTGTATGACAGGGTCTAACAAGTAATGACTTTCGTCGACCAGATACAATGGATCGCTGGCCGTCATCTCGTGTACGAATGGTTCTAGCATCGGATGTATAATCATAGCCGGATGCTTCCAATCGCAGTAATTGGCCACACGACTCTTCAACACTGATTCTGTATCTGCATCTCTACGCAATGGTTTATTACGATGCAATCCTAGATAGTCTTCGGTCTGTGCATAGTTGGTTTCAAGGTACCGTTCATATTCGGTATAATTTCGATGTAGCCATGTTTGGCCTTGATCGGCAATTGATTGTTCTACCTCTGATTTTAAATCGGTTAGTTCTTCATCAATGCTAACAAATACTGATTGTAACGCATGATTTTTTTCTTTGAGTCTTTGTTGAAATCCTGAATCAACTCCGGCCTGTGGTACATCAACACGGTCAATGATCAACTCGAATCTATTGCTAGATTCATATTGAAGATCCTGCATAGTCAGCTCTTCTAAATGATTATGTAGACGTATTAATTCAGTTAGGTTCATGTTACCACTCAAACAGGGTTTGGAAAGTGTTTTCTGTATTGGTGGCACTGGCCAGATCCCAATCCAATACGCCTAGCAAGTTGTCTAATTTTTGATCTACTACTGTGGCTTCCATCTCGCTGTCGGCAAATGGAAGTTCTTTGAACCATTGTGGCAGGTGTGTTTCGTCTGTGGGATAACCGATACTGGTCCATCCCAGTGGATTTTGTTTCAACTTACACACAATAGTTTTCATGCCATCTACAATCTGCATACTATACTTGTCGCCGTTCATCCTACGCAGATTGTTCCAGTTCAGTGCGGCTCTGACATGTCCGGGCATGTTGGCTTTGCCCAAGCGTTCTTCTTCCTTGCCATACTTGGTCAAGTTGTTCACACGCTTGGGGCTACCTTTTTCCCAACCTGGACGCTCTTTAAATATGTATTTGAACTCGCGAATTTTTTCAATGATATCTTCACGACTTGTACCAACTAGTACCTCGTTGAGAATTTCACTTAGGAATTCTTGAATAACCTTGGGTGTGTCTGACCTTTTAAGATCAAGACCCATGGCCTTGACTTTGCCGGGTGATCCGTGTGTGTCCACACGTTTGTTTTCTTTGTCATAATACATGACAGCATAACGCTTCTTGGTAATAAACAAACCCTTGCTGGCTACAATCTCACGACCACCTTTGATAACATTACCCATCTCGCGTGGCACATGGAATGCAGTTTCCATAAAACCTGGAAAGCTGTCATTGACTTGATCGGCGATACTGTTATACAGTTGAACGGCAATTTCTCGATTCCAAGGCATGGTGCCTGCTTCTATCTCTTTTTGCAACACTGGATATGCTGTAAAGTAACAGGAGTCTGTGTCACCGTAGATGATTGCTTCACCCACATGGTCATATTTGCCAGTGATACATTCATTTACATGAGCATCCATGTGCCGGGCAATAGCACGACCAGTAAGAGTTGTGGACTGTCCAATACGCTTGTCAAAGAATCTACAACCAGGATTAAGAATAGCACCATAGAGACTGTTAAGGTTAATCTTTTTAACAAGTTGACGCTTGTCCCAGTATTCTTCATCTTCTGGATTTTTACATTCTTTAAGTTTGGCCTGCATTTCTTTACGCTCGGCATACCAGCGTTTTAGTAATCCAGGAATAACCGCTTCTTTTTCATAGGTAAAGATAGTACCGTTGGCAGTGATCATCCAAGGACGATTGCTATCAAAAACGATCTTCCATACATCGGCGGCACTATGAACTGACTCTTCACCGTCTTTCCAGTCGATAGTAATTTCTGTGCCTGGCTCTGTAGCCATTACTGCTTCGTATTCTAAACTTCCAAACAAACCTTCCCATGCTCCGGCAAAACTACTGCCACCTCGCATTTTATCACCAATGTAACGATCAGTCATTACGGGACGGAGTTGTCCTACAATAGTTTCTGGACCCATGTTTAGCGCACGAATCGCCGAAGGATACAAACTGTTTATATCAATAGATCCCACATACTCGTGTATGCCTTTCTTTGGAAATGCAACATAGGCACCTGCGGCCTGGGTATCCTCATCGCTATAACGTTCTTTGCGATTAGGAACAACCATGCCACGTTCATGTGCTTCATTGATAATGGCCTGTTCGGTTACAGCCACAGCACCCATGGTGGTTTGTAGTAGCACAGTATTCTCATGTGCCAGTGTGTTGGCAAGATCTAAGAATTTTAATTTCCGATCCAACTTGGCCAAAATCATTGTGTCTTGACGGTTGTATTCAATAAACTTTTTAAAGTTTTGATTATACAATTGATCCAGGGTGCCTTCGAACACTGTTTTAGTTTCTTGCAGTTCGTATTCAGCAATGGCATCTAATGAGTAACTGTGACGTTCTTCATAGGTGTATTTGCGATACAATTGCATATAGTCCATATGCACACGACCAATCAAGTCGTAGGTTTCATTTTCTGCACCAAAGCGTTCAAACACACGCTTCTTGGGATATTGATTCCACAGACAAAAACGTCGTGTGTCGTCTTTGCTAAGAATTCTAGTGACACGATTTACTGTGTAAGGTATGTCATAACCCTCACTGTTCCAACCCGATATTGCATCAGCGTCTTCGATTAGATCTAAGAAAGTTTTTAACATTTCTTCTTCTTTGTCAAACACAATGCAGTTTTCAAACTCCTGGGCAATCTCATCCGCAGTCGCACGACTCATGTGCCGGGGCGGAACAACCAAGGTAACCATTTGCTCTAGCCATTGTAGATACACTGAAATAGCAGTGATGGCATTGAATGGATCTGTAGTTGGTGAAAAGCCACGCTCGGGATCAAAGTCCACTTCAATGTCAAAGAACGCTACATTTAATTTGGGACCGTCTTGACCTTTGTAGTTTTCTTCTAAACAACGAAAGATTGGATTGATATCACTTTCATACAGTTGCTTGCTGCTCTGTATGCGAATTTCTTTGCGAAATTCTTTGTTGTTGCGTGTGCTGAATCTGCTGACAGGCGTGCCAAATAGGCTGGTAAATTTACCACGAGGATCCTCGTAATAAAAAATGTAGTTGGCTGGATATTCCTGATAGCGTCTTAGACCATCCTTGCGTTCAACTACATGAATACGATCGTGGTCACGATCAAATAGTGCATCTACATAACTCAAATTTTTCTCCGTTTATGGCCGGTTGACCATGATTCATGTTCGTAACGTGAACGACTCGATTGTTTTTGAAAACAATATTTATAATGTTTTGCCCACCGAAGTCAAAATTGTTTCCAACAATTCATGATCCTGTTGTTCACGACCAAATTCACTCTTGTGTGCCAATCGGATGGCCTTCTTGAGGACATTGGGTTTGATATCCATTTCTTCGGCAATGGCTTTGACTGTGTCATTGAGACCACCAGTCAAGGTTTCAATTTCCATCATGACCTGCATGCCTTCGTTGATCACTTGGGTAAGTTTAGCCTGCTCCGCTCCACTAAAAATTCTACTGTTTGACATTGAGTTCTCCTGTATAAGTTTTATTATTATACAGGTTTATTTTAAAAAGTCAACGATATTTTGGTAGAGCTCACTTTCAAAAGTTTCGGGCACGACTCCTACTCCTTTTGGGCCAGCAGCCGGCCACACCAAAACCACAAGGGTCCTAAGGTAGGTGTTCTATTTTACGCCAATTGTCATATAGCGTGTGTATTCAGTTTCAGGATCTTGAAGACTCATTGATCCTTGATACAAAACTTGACTCAATGGATATCTGCGTTGTATGTCACTGGTGCTGGGATATTCAACACCAGGATCTTGATCTCGAGCCTGCAAGGCCACTATGGTGCCAGTAGGTATGTGTTCAAACCAAGCCTGTTCTGGCATTTCGGTTAGACTGGTATTGATTACAACACCGGCACGACCCAATTGTCTATAGTCCAAATGGTTAGCATCCTTCAGCATGGGTTCAACATTGTCAGCACCAATTCGATCCAAGATATGTCGACTGGTCGCCAGCATTTCCTCGTTGGTTTCTACATTGATAATACGGTCCACAGCAATGGTAGGTTGTAGAGTTATATACAAGGCCAGGTTGCCGTACCATGATCCTAAGATATACATGGTGGTATAGTGCTGTTGTATTTTTTGTAATTCTTTGAGTAGCCAAACTTTACTGGCTATAAGGTCGCGAGTAAAACTGCCCGCTAGACTATAGCCACTTGACTCGTCAAGATTAGACTGGTGAGTAAGGATTTCTTGGGCGATCATAACCATCGTCTAATGGATACACAGGATATTGATTAGGATTTGTCATTGTTGGCTCCTTCTCTGATCC